TATATCAATCTTCTCACCGTCTAACATACGATTAACATTGACTTGACCTGGATTATCACCAACGATTTTCTCTGGCGAAATATTGTACTGAATAATAATGTGTGGATATAGTGAGTTAATATCAAATGAAACAATCCATTTGTGTTGACCTAGAATTGGGTCTTTTACAAATGCACCCTCATACTTCTCATTTTTAGTATTCTCTTCTCTTGGTGGAATACAAATACCTTTTGTCAATAGATGATTTGCAATCAAGGTATCCCATACTCGCACTTGCGAATATATATCTGCATAGTTAACTTTTGATTCATAAGCAACAGTTAGACCTAGTTGAATAAGACCTAGTTTATCTTCTAAAGCGTCAACAATCTCAACGTCTTGTATGTTGTAATCAATAAATGATTGAAAGTCTTTTGTGTACCAATCTTTAAATGTATCATAACCCATGTCATCTTTACCACGACCAAGTTCTACCATACCAATATGGTCTAGTCTATAACTTTCTTGTCGTGTAGGAATAAACCAACGATATAAGTCAAGATAATCCAAGTTTGCAATACCAACAAGTTCATATGTTGTTTGTGGTCTACCATGTGTAACAACTTCGCCTTTGTTTACTAGTGACCAAGGAGACATTTTGTCTGCAACTTTACTACCTGCAATTGCTGTAATACGTGCCATTAAATATGGTACGTCAAAAAACTTTGTGTTCCAACCAGTGATAACATCTGGATGATTTTTAATCCAAAACTTCATAAACTCAAACATGAGTTCTTTTTCATGTTTACATTTTACATATGTTACATCTGTTCTATCTGTATGAAAATCACCAACACCCCATGTTAGAATCTGTTTGTTGTTTTGATTCTTAACTGTGATTGCGATTAGTTCTTCAATAGGATTTTCTACATCTGGAAAACCATTTTCACAAGTAGTTTCTATATCAAGTGTAAAGATTTTAATTAAGTCTTTATCCCATTCTAACTTTTCAGGATATTCATGGTTGATATATTGATAATGATATCTTTCTAAACCATAGATTGGTGAATTAGGTGTGGATATTTCTTTACGAAATTTACGTGCAGCTGATATACTAGAAAACTCTATAGGTTTTAGATTTCTACCGTCAAGTGTTTTGTACTGTGAATGTTCTTGTGATAAAGAATATAATGTAGGACCAAAATCTATTCTTTCTTTAAAATCTTTTCCGTCATGTATACCACGAATAAGAAGTTTACCTCTGTGTTCTATTACGTTTTTATAAAAGTTCATCTTTTCTCAATCTCACTGTTAGTCCATCATGTTTATCTGTCAACTGTATTTGACAACTCAAACGACTTGTCATTCTATCATAATCTGTTTCATATTCTAATAACTCTGTCTCTAAACTATTATACTCGGCAGGACCACATTTGGCAAGCGTCTCTACATGTACGTGACAGGTACCACAACTTTGATTACCACCACAATCAGCAGGTATTTCTGGAATATCTGCCTGTTTAGCCGCCTGCATTAAGGTTAGACCGGTTGGTACTTTGACTTCAATACGGTCTTTACCATTTCTGATAAAGAAAACTGAAATCATTAAAGCTTCGGTAAACTTGTTTCTGTAATTAGACCAGGTTTTTGACCTGTAATAATACTACTTGTGTTTTGTTGATACGATTTTAAAATATCGTCTTTTGGTTTGTAGATAGTAATAACTTTATCTTTATCTACCGTTATTGTTTTGTCGTGTGAGTATGGCATCCATGGTGTCATCATCAATTGTACAGGTTTTCCTGGTGATGATTGCATAGGAATAATAGCAAATGCGTCTTCGGCCGTAACCAGACCATCTTTCTCTTCAATCTTACCAATAACGTCTTCGCCAGTGGTTAGTCTCATAATCTTAATCATAATATCTCCTTAATTGTATCTCATTATACAACACTTTGACTAATTAGTCAATGCTGTATTTGGTTGTTATCACGTATTTTCTTTGTGGATTGACCATAACGTTTAGTCTTTTCATAAACTCACGGTCTAGTAAGATAGGTGTTCTATCTTCTCTATCATCAATAGTAAATTCTACATCTTCATAGAAACCACCAGCAAACTCTACGTTAAGTTTGACCACATATCTAGTTTCATCATAGTCTCTTAAACCACCTACTTTGATTTCTTCTTTACGAATGATATCACTTGTAATAGTTTTACCTAATAGAGACCACGTTATCTTATTACCATTAATTTTGTATTTGTCCGAGTGTATAACTGGCATGCCGGAATTACCCGTATCAAATTTTGATACAAGTTCGCCAAAAGGTTTTATGGTCAAAATTTCTTTAAAACCACACTCTGTTGGCACTGAATATCTATTTTCTGACTTAGCAAAATGTTTAATAACTTCTTTTGCAATATTCATTTTAGTAGCGTCTTCTATACCCTCTGTACCAGGAGAAGAGTTTACTTCCAAGAAGAATGGTGGTTTGTTTACTCTGTCTTTACTTGGTATAAAGTCAACAGCAGTCCAATATCCACCCACAGCTTTCGCAGCCTTTAGGCTCTCTTCTATTTCTAATTCTGTTAATTTAATATTTTGTGGTACAGAACCTTGTGATACGTTTGACCTGAAATCTCCCTCAATAACTGGTCTTTTCATAGCAGCTAATACTTTACCACCTAATACATGTACTCTAACATCATATTCTGTTTTAATATATTCTTGTACTAATAGGTCAGCGTCTTCATCTTGTTTGTGAATAAGTTGTACAATTGAATCTAAACCTTTTTCACTGTCAACAAATAATACACCAACACCTTTACTACCTCTTAATGTTTTCATAATCAAAGGAAATTTTATACCTGATTCGGCAACAATCTCATTTGATTTTTCGGGGTCATTAATTAGTTTAGTTTGTGGTTGTCTTAAACCATAATCTGCAAGTCTCAATGATGTTCTATACTTATCAGCACACATGTTAATTGTAGTTCTTGGATTAACTAGTGTTGCGTTTGCTCTTTCAAGGATAGAAACCATATCCAACCAACTATCTTTTCTAGTTACACTACCACGGATGACAGCAACTGTCATGGCACCTACTTCAAAACCTTTTTTATCATCTTTGTTATGAAATCTACGGATACCATCTTCGTATGTGGTATAACCACCAGTAAGTTTAAAAAGATAGAATGGATATTTTAACTTATCACATTCTTCTTTTAACCTATCAGCAGTATGAAATTCTTTTGCACCCTCTGGCTCATCTGTAATAATAAGCAGACGTAAAAAGTCTTTCTTGCCTTCTGTTAGATAATCTTTGAATGGTGCTACTTGCATTTACTGTGTATCTGTCCCTTCAGGTAACTTCTTACCTATATTATATTTAGCAGATAAGTTCCACTCATTTTTCTCTTTAAATGGTAAAACTTTAATCTGACTTAAAGGTGCTTTATCTTCTGTTTTCTTCTTGTCAGATACATCAATTAAGTTCCAGTCTTGCAATAGTAAAGCAATTGTGTTTCTTCTTTGAATATCGTTAGCAGTTAATGTACTCTTCTTACCATCCAAGGCAAATAGTTCCTTGAAATGTGTAATATAATACTTACCTTGTTTGTGTAAAATGTGGCAACTCTGAAATAAAGTTTTATCTTTACGACTTGCAACACCGATTCTTGTAAGGGTCTCTCTTACCTTTAGAAAGTCATCAGGTTGCTTTATTGTAACTTCAAGCATGTCATCCTGCGACCAATTTATTGTCTCTTCACTCATTTTTTTCTCCCACCTTTTCTTAGGCTCAGTTTAATATTATCAATCTGGTCGGAGGAAAGTAGAGATAGAGCTTCTTTTGCTTTTGCATTACTATAACCATAATACTCTTTTACGAGTTCTAAATCTTTTAACTTGGTCTGTGATAACCACTTCCCACCAAATCGCTTCTTTATTCTTATACTATTTATAAGATAGTGGAATTGCATACGTTTTGGTAGAAAATGTAAACCATTCATTTCATTGGAATGCATTATGGTATCATAAAACATGGACATACATCTATTAATAACGAAAGGTGCATACTTCTTTTCCCATGTTTCATCTGTGGTATCTAGTAGTGGTTCTTTTGTTTCATTTATCGCCTTTAAATAATCTTTCAATTCATACATAATTTAATCCTCATATCCAGGCAACACGGCCGTGGACTCTTTGTTCAACCAGTCCTTACAAGTAGCAGTTTTATCTTTATGACATGTGTAACACATGGTTTGCAAATTTGCTGGACTGTTATTATTTTTATTACCATCTTTGTGGTCAACTTGAAGAATAGAGGCACCCATTTTATTATCAGGTATAAAACAACGTTCACAATATGATTTTTTATATCTGGTATATTTACCAGACTTCATACCATACTTTTCATTGTGGTGTGATTCACATACAGGTCTGTAATAGTAGTGACCGTTTTTATCTTTGTTACCTGTGTTATGACCTAAATTGCCACAACCTATAACTTTACATACTGGTCTTGATATACTTCTCGCCAACATAACTCTCCACTATTTAAACTGACAATTTGCCATTATCTCTGTTAAACAGGCAACCATATTGATTTCCTGGTCAGCGACAAAGGCAGCCTTGTACTGATAACCTGCAATGATTAACACTGCTTGTGGTATGGTTTTAGGTTGACAACTCTCATATAACATTTCGTATATGGTAGTAAACAAAGAAGATGGTTCTTTGTCAAGGTTTTGTATAACCCATTTACGCATATCATTGAAACGTTTTTCTTTAAGAGTCTTTACGAGTTCTTTTGTAGAAGCTTCTTCTAAACTGAATAAGATACCAGTATCAATCTTACCACGTACTGAATATCTTTGTAATTCATTTATAGTTCTACGAAAATCTGGATAATGTTTTTGAATTAACTCTGATAAAACTTTCTTATCAAAACCAACATCTTCTTTGGTCAACAAGTCTTCCATACGTTTCA